AGATATCATACCAAATGATCTTCATCTTAAATATGAAAAATTATATCAAAAATTTAAAAATAATAAATTAAAATCTAACACTACAGTTTACTTAACTCCATTATCTTTATTTCCTTCTTATAAATTAAAAAATTACATTGAAGAAAATAAATTAAACATACAAACTGCTAGAAAAACTGAAAAACTAAACACATTAATTATAAACAATGATTTTATTAGAGAAGAATATTCTTTAACTAAAGAAGAAAAATACTATGTAATACCATATGATATTATAGTTAAAGATTTCTCTTCATTTATCAATAAATCTAATAGTTGGAATGATATATCAAAAATTCCTCCTCATCATTTATCTAAAAAAGATAAAAATGAAGTTTTAAAATCATTTATAATGTTAGAAAAAGATCTTAATGAAGCTATAAAATACCAAAAATTATTTTCTAAATTGTTAAATTGTCCAACTGTAACAGGAGAAATAATTACTAAATCACATGGCAACAGTAAAGCATGTGACCATTTAGAATTTTTCTCTAATATATTTGACTTAATAGAAAAAAATAATTTAGACGTAGTATTTGACGACAACATAAATTCAGCAGCTAATAAAGACACAGTCATAGATTTAGAAACATTCCAAACATTATATAGCATGCTGTCTAGCGCAGACATCAACAATTGGAGTATAGCTAGAGAAATCATTGCAAATTCTGATTACAATAAGTCTAAACCATATATTTTATTTTTAGTTAAAATATTTGATTTTCTTAAAAATAAATCAGGTAATGTAAATTATCATCTTATTTACAAATATCTTTTAAAAGAAAATAAAAAAATGGACACTATACTATTGAGTAAATGGCATACTTATGACGTTTTTATACAAAAAATAACCAATCTTTATCCATCTTACAATCAAAATGTATGTGATTGTTTAACAACTCATTTAAACCATTTGTTTAAAACAAGTATTATTAAAACTATCCATTCCTTATAATATTTATAATAAAAATAAATGGCTAAAATTGTACTTTTAAGTTGTACTAAGTCTAAATTAGACAAACCTTCACAAGCACAAGATTTATACTCAGCTTCTCCTATGTTTAGAAAAACATTGGAATATGGTAAATCTCTCAAACCAGACAAGATGTTTATTTTATCTGCCAAACACCATTTAGTGCCAATGACTAAAATATTAGAACCATATGATAAGACACTTAAGGAAATGCCTGCAGATGATAAAAAAGCATGGGCAGAAGAGACAATCAAACAAATGAAAAGTCACAAACTCAATTTAGAAAACGACCAGTTTATATTTTTAACAGGTGGAGAATACATGAAACCATTTAAAGAATACATTGCCAACATTGAAACACCTATGGAAGGCAAAAGAATGGGAGAACGACTACAATGGTTAAACAGTCAAATAGGTAAAATTACTGAAGCTTTTAAACGCATTAAACAATTTATACATGAATGTATCACAAAATAAACTAAACGAGTACATCACTTTATATTTAAATGATGTAGAAGATTACTATGGAGAAGATTTAATATTAGCTGAGTCAACTTTAAATTCTCTTAAACAACTTATTGTTGAGTCAAAAAAAGACATGTCTATTATTCTTAAAGAGGCACTTATTAACTCACCACCTGAACGAAAAAAAGTTATAGAAGATTTTATGCTTTACATACAAGAAGTATAAAAGTTTGGCTTGTAGTATTTTTTAATGTATATTTAAAATAAAAGTTATGCGTATAGGATTTTGTGGTTCTATGTCTGTAGGTAAAACAACATTAGTTAAAACCTTACAACAGTTACCTGAATTTAAAGAGTATACATTTGCTACAGAACGTAGTAAATATTTACGTGATTTAGGAATTCCTTTAAACACTGACAGTACATTAAAAGGACAAACGATATTTTTGGCTGAAAGATGCAGCGAATTAATTGCAAAAAACGTTATAACTGACCGTACTATCATAGATGTAATAGCTTTTACGCTTAACGCTAATTCCATTGATAAAACGGATAAATTAGCATTTGAATATTATACTTTACGCTTTATTGAAGAATATGATTGGATATTTTACGTCAGTCCTGCTGGAATAAACATTGAAGATAATGGTGTGCGCACAATAAATGCTGACTACCGAAATCAAATTGATCAAACAATCAAACATTTATGTTCATCTAATTTAGACAGAATTAAAAACTTTGGAATTATATCAGGTTCCACTGAAGATAGACTGAAGCAGATTAAGTTTTATCTAAACTTGTAATATTTATAACAAAAATTTAACATGAAACGTAAAGAATTATACGAGTATATCCGCGAGGAAATTATAAATGAATTAACCTTAACAGAGGTTGATTTAGATCCAAAAGCTGGAGCAATGAAAATAAAAAAAGGTAGTCCACTTGACAACCCTGCTAATATATTAAAATATACAACAAAAAATATTGATGTTGAAATCATACCTGAATCAGAATTAGAAGAAATGGCCCGTAACGCTGTAAAAATTACAATAGATAATTTAGAAAAAGCAGAAATAGCTTTACAAATATATCAAAACTCAAACGTAGCTAAATTAATTAACTTAATTCAAAATTCAGACGAAGGTATGACACAAGATGAATTAAAAGCAGAAATACCTAAATATGCATCTATTAATTATGATATAAATGCTTTAATTATAGCTGGTGCTTTAAAAAAATCTTCAAATTTAACACCAGAAATGCCACCAGAAGAAGATGAAGAAGAAGAAAATGAAGATGAAGAAGAAGAAAATGAAGAAGAAGAAAAAGAACCAACTGACAGTGATGAAGAAGAAGATACAAAGGCTTACGCAAACATCTATAAACCAACCCCAGCACAGTCTAAAAAAGATGATGAAAAAATTGCTAATCAAAAAATAGTAAGTACTATCTTAGGAAAGATGAAAAAGATGAAAAAAGATAGTGTAGAATATACAGCGAAAAAAACAGCATTAAAATCATTTTTAAATAATCCAAAAAATAACTTCACAAAAACAGAAATTACCAACAATCTTAAAAGTATCTAATATGGTTTGGTTTAAAAAAAATTACCTTTTTGTTTTAATTTTAATTTTAGTTATTATAATTTTACTACAAAAATGTGGCAATGAAAAAATTAAACCGTCTCCATTAATTCATGATACTATACAAAATATAGACACTACATATGTAAATGTTATTAAAAACATTCCGACATACATTCCAAAATATAAAACTAAAATACAGTATATTTATGATTCAACAAAAATAATAGACACTGTTTACATTATAAATGATTATAATTCAACATATTTTTATAAAGATTCACTAGTAAATGACACAATTCATCTATATGTAAGTGATTCAATATCGAAAAATAAAATTAAGTCAAGAAATGTAAAATATAACATAAAATATCCAACATTAACCATTACCAATAATGTTGTAGAAAATAAAAATGAATTATACTATGGATTAAACATAGCCGGAAGTAAACAAGGAATAAATAGTTTTGGTCCAGAATTAATGTTAAGAACAAAACAAAAATCATCATATGGCTTAGGATTAGCTATAAATGGAAGTTTACAACCTATAATAAGTTTTAAAATATACTGGAAAATAGGCAAAAAATAATGCAGCAAGATTTAAAAGAAATAATAAAAGAAGAATACATTAAATGTGCTAAAGATCCAAGCCATTTTATGCGTAAATACTGTAACATACAGCACCCAACACGAGGACGAGTTATATTTAATTTATATCCATTTCAAGCTAAAGTGTTAAATTTATGGAAAGACAATCCATATTCACTTATTTTAAAATCAAGACAATTAGGCATATCTACATTAGCTGCTGGTTATTCATTATGGTTAATGTTATTTCATAAAGATAAAAATATTCTTTGCATTGCTACTAAGCAAGACACAGCAAAAAATATGGTTACTAAAACAAAGTTTATGTATGATAATTTACCATCATGGTTAAAAATTCCTGCAGATGAAAATAACAAATTAACTCTACGATTAAGTAATGGTTCCCAAATGAAAGCCACATCAGCAGCAAGTGACGCAGGTCGTTCAGAAGCTGTGTCTTTATTAATTATAGATGAAGCAGCATTTATTGATGGAATTGAACCAATATGGGCATCAGCACAGCAAACATTAGCTACTGGTGGAGGTGCCATAGTATTGTCTACTCCTTATGGCACAGGCAATTGGTTTCATAAAACGTGGGTTAAAGCTGAAGCCCAAGAAAATAATTTTCTACCAATTAAATTACCATGGTATGTTCATCCAGAGCGAGATCAAAAATGGAGAGACACACAAGATGTAGAATTAGGAGACCCAAGATTAGCGGCACAAGAATGTGACTGTGACTTTACTACATCAGGAGAAATAGTATATTACACTGAACATCTTGAATATATGGTTTCTACTAATATAGTAGAACCTACTGAAAAAAGAGGAGTTGACAAAAATTTATGGGTATGGGAATCAGTAGACTACTCAAGAAGTTACATAGTAGTAGCAGATGTTGCTCGTGGAGACTCAAAAGACTACTCAGCATTTCACATATTTGATTTAGAAACAAATGCACAAGTTGCAGAATTTAAAGGTCATTTATCACCAAAAGAATTTGGTTACATGTTAGTAGGCATTGCCACAGAATACAACGAAGCATTGTTAATAGTAGAAAATAACAACATTGGATGGGCAACATTAGATGCTATTCAAGAAAGAAATTATGTAAATCTTTATTATTCACCTAAAAGTGACACTTTAACTTATGATTCGTATTTTAATAAATATGAAGATATATCTAAAATGACTCCAGGTTTTACTATGTCATTAAAATCTCGTCCTTTAGTAATAAACAAAGGTAGAGAATACATAGGTGATCATAGTGTTATCATTAGATCAAAACGTTTGATTGAAGAAATGAAAGTATTTGTTTGGAAAAACGGCAGAGCAGAGGCACAAGCAGGATACAATGATGATTTAGTAATGTCTTTTAACATAGCAATGTTTGTAAGAGACACAGCTTTAAAATATAAACAACAAGGAATTGAACTAACAAAAGCAACATTAAACAACATATCAAAACCATCTAGCTATCAAGGGGCATATTTCGCTTCGGGAAAAGATAATCCATACATTATGAAAACAAATGGAGAAAATGAAGATATACGTTGGTTAATAGACTAAAAAAACAAAACAATTATGGCAGACATTAATTTATTTACAAGATTAAAAAGATTATTTTCAACAGATGTTATCATCCGTAATGAAGGAGGAAATCAACTTAAAGTAATAGACGTTAATTCTATTCAAAATAGTGGTAAATATGAAACAAATTCTTTAATAGACAGATACAATAGAATTTATTCATCTAATTCAACTTCACTTTATGGAGCCCAATTAAACGTTAACTATCAATATTTAAGATCACAACTGTACTCTGATTATGACATTATGGACACAGATGCTATTATAGCCTCAGCTTTAGACATTGTAGCAGATGAGTGTACTTTAAAAAATGAAATGAATGAAGTAATCCAAATAAGAAGTTCAGATGAAGACGTTCAAAAAATACTGTACAACTTATTTTACGACATATTAAACATAGAATTTAACATGTGGTCTTGGGTTAGACAAATGTGTAAATATGGAGATTTTTTTCTAAAATTAGAAATTTCTGAAAAGTTTGGTGTGTACAATGTTTTACCATATAGTGCGTACCATATTGAACGTCAAGAAGGATACGACAAGGAAAATCCATCAGCAGTAAGATTTAAATTTAATCAAGGGGGTTTTAATAGTGGAACTCCTGTTTCTTCATTCAACCAAGCTAAAGAATCAGGATTATTTTTTGACAATTACGAAGTGTCTCATTTTAGACTGTTAACTGATGTTAATTATTTACCATATGGACGTTCATACATAGAGCCTGCTCGTAAATTATTTAAACAATATACTTTAATGGAAGATGCTATGTTAATACATAGAATATCTAGAGCCCCAGAAAAGCGTATTTTTTACATAAATGTGGGTGCTATACCTCCAAATGAAGTAGAAAACTTTATGAAAAAGACTATTTCTACAATGAAAAAAACACCATATATTGACCAACAAACCGGAGAATATAACTTAAAATACAACATGCAAAACATGTTAGAAGATTTTTACATACCTGTTAGAGGAGCAGATACTTCTACAAAAATTGAAACAACCAAAGGTTTAGACTACACAGGAATGGAAGATGTAATTTATTTAAGAGAAAAATTATTTGCTGCTCTTAAGGTTCCAAAAGCATTTATGGGTTATGAAAAAGACTTATGTATTTCTCCTGAAACATTAATTCCATTATTAGATGGTAGAACAATAACTGCTCAAGATATTATTGATGAATTTAATGCTGGTAAGAAAAATTATGTTTATTCAATAGATGAAAATTCTAAAAATATAGTACCCGGTGAAATTGAATGGGCTGGATTTACTAGAATGAATACTCAAATAGTTAAAGTTTGGTTAGATAATGAACAATTTATCCAATGTACCCCAGATCATTTATTTATGACTAGAGAAGGTGATTGGAAAGAGGCACAAAATTTAACTGAAGGAGAAGCATTAATGCCTTTATATTTACAACAATCAACTAATAAATCTATAAATGGCTATACTCAAGTATATCATCCTTCAACAGGTAAATATGAATATGTTCATAGAATGGTGTCAAATCATTATAATATTAAAGAGCCTAATAAAGTAATTCATCATATTGATTTTAATAAATTAAATAATAATCCTGAAAATTTAGATGGAACTATGACTTTTTGGGAACATAGTAAATACCATGCTAATAATAACCAAAATACATTACAAAAATGGATTAAATTAAATGGGGCCTCAAGAAAAGGATTTGTAAAAAATCATATTGGAGTATGTATTGGTTGCCAAAAAACAATTGATAAAACTAAAATAGATGCTTCTAAAAGATCAAATAAATACTGTTCACAAGAATGTAAACGTTCTAATTGGAAAAGTAAAAATAAAATTAGTTTAGATATACTATTAAATAATGCTAAAGAATGTATTAATTTTAAAGAATTAAAATCTAAATTAAATATTAAAGATTATTCAACATTAAGAAAAGCAATATGTAACCACGGATTCGAAATTCCTAAATTTGTAATAGAACATATGCCT